ACATTGAGTATCAGTGATTGGGCCAAGTGTGTGGTGTCGGTGACACCTTAGTACTTCAACCCTTAAACGCCAACGCATATCAACAACACTGGTTGAGCCTTGTCAGCGCGGACATGTCAGACGTAGCGGTGCCTATCTGACATTAAGAGTGACCAATCTAACTGATTGTAGCGGTGACTAATCAGTCCTATTGGTGACATTAGTTGTAATTAACAAGTATTATTATTTTCTGTAGAGGATTAAAGATATGATGTTTGCAACACAATCTCGCATTGGTGTACTAGCTGCGCTAATGGAAGGTTTCCAACCCGACGTAGTAGCTAGAGCTTATAACGCTTCTGAGTTAGAGATACGGCGACAGGCCTCGATATGCTTGGATGACGTTCTCAAAGAGTTCGGTTTGCGGCTTAAGTTTACGCAACGTTTTGGTGGTATCCAATCTACGTATCCACAGTTCGCCCAATGGATTAGCGAAATGCGCAATGTACATTGGTCAGCTGTTCTCAGCGAAGTAGAAGGCGTCGAAGCAGCGGAGGTAGTTGCCTACCTACATGCTTTCGCAGCGTATGAGGCCGAACAACCGAGATTGAAGCTAGTTCCAAAAATCCAAGCGCATCAGCAAAATTGCGCTTTATTACTTAAACAAGATTAAGAGAGACCATTATGACACGAAAAATCATTATTATCCCAGCAAAGGCCGTTCTTCCAGAGGGAGTTTCCATTCCCGTAGTTGAAGACGGATCACTACTTGATCGACTTTACGCGGCAACGGATGAAGAAATCATTCTACCAGTTTCGACTCGTGAACTACAGCTGCTCATCGAATATCGAGACCTTCTTGATTTATCTATTCGTGCGGTCATTGGTCTGAGTGGCGCAATGTATAACACCATTTGGAACACGTACATCTCAACATTGACTCGCATCACTACAGATACATTAATGTATGAATCTAAGGAACAGGCTGATCAGGCATCGCAACAAGGTCAGAATCCAGAGTCAACACCACGTTCGCGTCGAGCATCCGTTGTAGATCTCGAGACGCACAAAGCGAATGCAAAGACAGATGACGAGTCAGGGGTCATTGAATAATGGCATTCGATGAGAGGTATAAGATTGACCCGAAACGGGCTGACAACTGGCAGCCACTTCTACGCTCAAACGGTTTAAGGAGGATCTTGCAACGTCAGAGATATTCAAAAGGCTTTGAAATTTACCCCGGTATCGTCTCTGACGATCCGGAAACACTCCGTTTCATGGCACGTCTTGGCGATAAATTAACCGCTAACTTCAAATTCTCAGTCGACGAAACGGGACTCGTCGGACCGAACGCAATCGCTGGTGACTTCAACTCACTACGTACCGTCGCTGGTCATGGGATGCACCCAACGTCGATTCCACCGGTCGCGAATACAGCGATCAGAGAAGCTTTGAAGTTGGCGAACGGTTTCAGGACAGATCGGCACTTGAAGATCGCTACGGCGCTATTCGATTGCATGATGGCCGAAGCCTCACCAGCTAAGGTTTCAATCCGTCGCGAAGCGTCAACTGGGTCACCAGATTACGTTAACGACGTCCCGAAGAAGAAGAATGAATTGAGATTCGCACTCGAACATCTCGATGAATTTCTCGATTTGGTAGATCGCGGGCAGTTGCTCGAGTTATATATCAAATTTAACGCGACGATTGTTCAAACACTTGGTGAGCGAACACAAGCCGACACCGTATCATATATTGGTGGCGACTGGGTTAGTAAACCACGTGAGGTGAACGATGAACTCGCGGCGAGAACGGCGCTCCGTGAGGGTCGTCGATTCACAGCGGATAAACGAGTGTACACGAACGGCAATGAAGTGAAGGGACACTTCGCCGGACGTAGACGCTCAGTGTTCGGAATGTCTTTCGTTCCGAATTATGTTGTAGCCACAGTTTACTCCGCTTACCGTGAGATCTATTTGGATCGATACAGTTTTACCTGGAAGCATCGCACACCAGATTCGATTCTTGAAAAGATGCGCGGTTTCTCACACATGGCTGGTTTTGACGTCAAGCAATTTGACCAGTCAGTGCCAACCTTTCTCATTGACTTCTATTGCAATGAGCTACCTCGTGTGATGGACGCCAGGCTCGCGAAGTTAATTCGGCTACTCTTCTCAGCGCCCTACATCATGCCGCACCCCGGTATTGCTGGACGAGACGCTGAACCCATTGATCCACTTTTTGGTGATGACCCTTTCAACATCGATACTTTCAAGATGGAACTGGGATTGCCGAGTGGTATCGCGTGTAATCCCGACTTCGGAAAATTTGCGATGATGTTTCAGTACTTAGTCATCGCGGATCAATACCATGGTGACGTTCTTGAGTTCGGAGTCGACGAGATACTCAGGGGTGAACACTCAAAATACGCCTTCCTGAATATGGGTGACGATTGTGTACTACTTACTAATGACGAAGCCTTTCATAGGTGGATTATTAACGAGGAGTATCAATCAGACTACTTCGCAGTTGAGCGCGAAGAGCCAATCGCGTTCTTGGGTAACGTCCCGTACAAGGACGACAAAGGGCAACTCCAGCTGGCCCCGAATATCGCTTCATTCTTTATCAACTGGTTAGTTCCAGAACACGGAATTAACTCTCGGTTGCGGAAGAACTTTTGGGCAGTCGGTGACAGGGAGAGGCGTCAGCATTATTCTAGAGCGCCGAGTTACTCTGAAGCTTACGGAATATACGAGGATGAATTTCAATCATCTTTCGGCCGGACGCCCTCATCGATTACAGCTGAGTATTACGACTCGCAGAGGCAATTAAGTGGTTTGTCGTATATCGATGCTTTAGTCCTACAGAATCCATCATACTTGCAATACCGATTTGATGCTTCTGACGTCTCACCAGATGTTTTGGAATTACTAGTAACATCGCTACCGGCCGAGGAGACTTGGCCTTTAATTAACAAGTTTCTCAATTAAGGAATCAACATGAGTACAAGTGATAAAACAGGTGACGGTACCGTCATCGAGGACACAAATGTCCCAACACACTTTCTTGATGTGTTAGCTGACAGACGTGCGGTTGTAAAATTGGCATTGAAGTTGGATAAAGCATATGAATTCGCCTTCGATGCAACTAAATCAAAAGTCAAATTGATGCCAGATAAACCACTTACTGCACATTCATGGACCGATCACCGAAGTGAACCAGGTGAGCTTATCAACATCCGCCTTGGGCGTGGCAAAGATGACGTGATTCAACTCCATCCAGGAGTCACCACAATTCTAGGCAAGTCCGGGTCCGGTAAAACTCGTACGGCTTTTAAGTACATGTTCTCTCGACTTAACGCTAATGAACCAGGTTCGGCGCATTATATCCGTCTATTCGAACCAGGTAATGAGGCAGAGTATATTGCTGACAATGTGTCCGTACCAACATTCGAGGTCGAAGCTGCTGCAAGTATTGCACAGCTGTTACTAGTCCCTACTGTGAGAACTATCTTCGTTGACTCCTTTAGATATCTATTCTACGGATCATCTGGCGGGGCGACCGGTAAGGGTGGTGTGAATATGTCACTCTTCATGGACTTAACGCACCTAGATTCTGTTGCCCGTTCGTTGGGAAAATCGATTGTTGTTGTCATCAATCCTATGACTGATGATGATGCAGCTTTCAATTTCTATCTTGAAGCAGCTGTTGGCGCAGTAACGAGCGTACTAACAATGGACGACTATTTATCAGCTCGCTTCACATCTCGTGAAAATGCGAATCGCGCACAACGAGCAATTCGCTTAGCAGCCGAACCAGTCGACACATCTGACCGACGTAGCGAAAACGTTACGATGAACGTCGGTCGAGTAACAAAAACAAATCTCTTTGACAGAACACCAAAAGGAAAATAATCATGGCAAATGTAATTAAAACGACAGATACTTTACAAATGAAGAACGGTCGCAAACTTCCAGATGAGCTAAACACAACCATCCGTCGTGTCCGCGCGTTTGAGCCTCTTCAGGGTACAACAAAATCCATTGAACGTCCGACAAATGTAATGCTTGATAAAAGAGGCCCTGGCTTATGGCAAGGGATTATCGGTGGTCCAAAATCAAAAGTGGAACACCTAGCTGAGCTAATGGTTAGTCACTCGATTGTAGAGGACGTTGCGACTAGTCTCATGGATGGTAATCTGCTGCGATCAGTAAATGACAAAATCGTCAGGAATAATCAACGGTTCCGTGCTGGTGTATTCACCATGGATTACGCCTCACTCTTTAAGGCTGTCGCCGCAACTGTTGGATCCGGTCGATCCGCAACAGATCCGAAGCGCCATGTTACGCGTGTAATCACGGAGTTGATCTCACGTGCGTACACCAAGATGGCAGTTATGGTTCCATTCGTAGGTGCAGTTGAGCTGTTGTATGAAGCACAACCAATCGCAACAACCAAATCCATCATTCATGCTGCTAACGTTGCCGCTGTAGCCGAAGTTCTCGAAGCAATTGACTTGGCAATAAATGTAAAAGACGCGAAGGAATTCTCACCGGTTGTGACTGAAGGCCTATTAGGTCCACAATTAACACAGGCAGCCAGTCGTCTGATGGCGACCGTCCGTTACGTTAATTATATGCGTGACACTGCAGTTTTAGTTGGGCGCTATTTGGCAAAACCAGGTGAGTTGCCTGATCACGTACGTGATAACGCTGACCTGACGTATCTCGCCACTAACGCATCTTTTGCGTTAGACGCGATACAAATGGCTGATAACATGATCGTGACACCAGACTTCGACTTACGTGAAGCAATTTCATATACTGTCACTAGATTAAGAGAATTGAAACGTTTCGAAACAATATCTCTCGATCGCTTCGCTGAAATGTACACACACCAAATCGTCCACGCACCAAGTGGTTACGTATCCGGTGTTAGCGTTCACCGAAATGAAGTCTTTAACATCGGGTCACAAGTTTCAAAATTTGTTGACCGTGAAGATTACTATCTTCAGTCAGCACTACCTGTGGCCGAGGCTTATCTGACCCCAATCACCGAAGCGATCAACCGAGCTTTTGGTGATGGCATGTTAATCAAGACGGTTGACATCGCAGCCCAACACTTAATTACAAGACTACATGAACGTGACGACGATTCAACCGGTGGTTACCTCCTGGCACTAAATATGTCTGAGGAGGAACTTCGCATGTACGCCTTGGCGTTCGCCGATCGCTTGTACGTAGTTAATCAAGAGGGGACTGATGGTAACGCAGTCGGCTCACGGATTATCATGGGCGTCTCTGATAACAAAACGTTCTACGAGGCCCTCGGTCTCTACAGCGGCAATGAAATTCTAGTTGACGATCCTGCAGAAGTTCTAATCTTAAGTGGTAAGACTCACGAAGGCACGGGAACATTCCCTGCGCGTCCACAGTCAATCCTCGATGATCTTCGTTATTCAGTCCTGGCCGACCTAGGTCCAGAAAACTTGATGTTGCAACTAGATAAATCATTCAAGTTCGATCTGCCGATGTTCAACAAGAAGAAGGTCGTCGTTAATCAGTCACTACAACATCTATTAGGTCTTGAGTCACTGAACGAAATCCACTATACCGTCAACTTAACAGCTGCTGATTTAGTGACAAATGCTTTCGCGACTCTGACTTATATCCACGATTACCTGCAAACAAGCGAGCTAGAGACAGACAAGATGCTTGCACATCAGGTTGCCGTCGCAACGCACACATTGTACGGTCGTGTTGCAAGTAACGATGCCGTAATCAGGTTAATGCGTACGATATTCACACGTGTTATTCAAGATCCATTATTCACTACAGACAAGAATGCGCTTCGCGCGCACCTGTCGGCAACTGTAGCGCAACAAAGGTTAGCACTGAGTACGACGTCAATGCTTCTGTTAAAGACAGGCTTGTTGCAGTACGGGTTACAAGAAGATATTTCACAAATGTTCAACGTCGAGAATGTCGCAGAAATAGCGGCAACGGCTGAATCATGGTACACCGTGATGAAGCCAATCAACAATTAATCAACTAGTTCCATAACTAGTTATCGTTAGCTGAGTCAGCTGAGGGAGGTGCAGAGCAC